ATCGAGCGCAACACCCTCCAGTGCCTTGGCGTTTACTTTGGCTTGCTTGGCAGACTTCCATGCCAGATTTTCTTTATTCTTAAGTCGCGTGTACTCCGCCTGAAGATCCTCTAGCGTATTAGCGGGCACAATTGGCTCCAATTCATCTGGAGAAAACCAGATGATGAGCCCCGAATCGGCGATGAAAATACCAATGCCTCCCCTTGGTGAGTATACCTTTTCTACCACTGCCTCGGCTCCGGCGGTAATCTTAAACGCCGGGTAATCGTACTTGATTCTCACCCGATCACCGACGGCGTACTTATGGACTCTGATGGACTTTTCGGCCTCGTGCATCTTGGTGATATCCTTACCCCACGCATCGAGCAATTCATCATCTGTGTCTGTCAGTGAATCAAAAGACATGTTCCTGCTTTCTAAAGTGGTTTTCTTTGCGAAATTGGTTATACTTTGTCCGTGCCGCCCCACTCGCGTATGAAGCAACCTGCGCATTTTCTTCGGCTTCTTGAAGTTTGAGTGCGGCGGTCTTTGCGGCAATGTCTCTACGATCTACGGTATTCCACGCAACTTGTGCCACCGCTTCGAGTCTTTCAGACTCTGCTTTAAGATCTGCCTCAGTTGCTTCGGCAATGGAATCGGGATTGGTCGTGGGAGTAACGGGCTCGATTTGATCTGGCCAAATCCCAAACATTCCAACACCGGGTACGCTGACCATCAGAAGCCTGCCGCCGTCGTGCAGGTATTCTACCAAGCCCATTCGACCGATGGACTCACGCCACGGCCAACTAGTTGCATTGATTTTTACCTTATCGCCTACATTGTATGTTTGTTTGCTCATTAATTTTTTCCTGTGTTAGAATAATTTATCTCGTATCCCGCCTGAACCCGTTTACATCCAGTCCGTCCTGATCATAGCCGCGATCATCATAGCCCTGCCAGCGGATTTTACCTTCCCCCCTGTTATTTCTGGCGTTGCGTTGCTCGATGAGGGCCTGATCGTAATTCGTGGTGGTACACCACGGATTCTTGCCTTCTGCCCAAGTAACAGTGTATACGGTCATCGTGGTCCTCTTAAAGTGGTTTTTCTGACACCCACAAGTATAGGCATCATAAATCTTGAAGTCAAGTAGTTATCGTATTTTTGGATTGAAAAAGTTAACAGTTTCTGTCGCCACCGGCTCCCTCACCCAATTACCCCCGTCGCGAGACAGGAATAGCCGACTGTTCTTTTCGATCGTGACTGCGTATCGCGAGTTTCGGAACCTCTTGCACTTCGTAATCTTGGCCAGTACAGTTTCCCCAGTGCTTTGGATAATTATGGTCTGGTTGTCGTCCATGGTCATTCCTTTCAAATGGTTTTCCTCGACTCTGACAAGTATAGGAATCACTCTAGGTTGTACATGCCGTCGTCGCCCAGCATGATGTCACCGGCGGCGGCTCGGTTGGCCACAAAATGCAACTTGTTGGCTTGAAATTCGGTGAGTTGGCCATCGGCGACGACATCGTGGAAGCCTACCCCGGCACCGTGGGCAGTCAGCAGCAGGTAGTGGCCGACTTGGGCTGATGTGAGAGTGGTCGCTGACAGGGTATCCGAAACCCAACTAATGAAGTCATCGACCACGGACCGGGCATGGGTACGGGCAGCGTCGGTCAGGAGCGGAAGGTGGGGAGAGGGGTCGAAGATACCCGGCTTGGGCGTGATCACCGATTCGTCGGCGGTCCAGAGGGCGGCGATAAGAAAGTGCTGGGTAATCTCGTCGCGGACGGTGGGCGAATTCCAGTCAGTCTGATTATCGTTCATGGTCATCCCTTTCAAGTAGTTTTCTTCGACCCACAAGTATAGGCACCGTAAACCCCGAAGTCAAGTCAAATGGTAAAAATATCTCGGGTCTTTAGTCGATTTAATTGATCATCTTACGCTCACGCATCCAGCCGACCAAAGAAATCATTGTCTCGCTGCTGATAATATCCGCACCTTCGTCCTCGTCCTCATGGTAGCGAAAAATCCAAACATCCCCACCTATGTCGATTTCGGCATTTCGGCAGTTTAGCCTCTCGCAGATAGCGGCCTCGATCGTGTATTCTTCGTTACTTCCACACTCCCACTCGGCCTTGGCTCGGAGCAAGATTAGACGGCAGGCATTGCGTTCTTCGTTCATGGTCATTCCTTTCAAATAGTTTTCTTCGACCCACAAGTATAGGCACCGTAAACCCCGAAGTCAAGCAAAAGGCTAAAAATAAAAAAAATCATCAATTTTCTTGACTTTTGAAATTTGATGTGTATCCTCTGTACATGAAGAAAAATGCAAAAAAATTGATTGATTCGGTCCGCACCGGTAGATTCAACCGCTCGGTGTATGCCTCGGTAAAATCCCCCTTCGAAAATCATATCGTCCTCAACGAGATATTTTCGTGTGACGCGGATGGAGCATCGTGCAGGTATTTCGGACCCCGCAAGGCGAAACGGATGGGGCCTGCAATTCCAGCGGGATATGGCCTAAAGTGCTACTACTCGCCCACGGAATGTATTCTTTCCATGAATTTTCAGAAAAATGCGAACAAGAACGGAATCGCTCCGGATTGTAGCACAAATTTGTTCCTTGTGACAGTCCTACCTCCGGAACAACACGAAAGACGCAGTACCGAGACATACTACGCATACGCCACCGAACATGCCAAGCCGATCTCCAAACCCAATAGGCAAAAATTTAGATCAATACTAAAGTCAGGTGAATTCAAGTTAAAGATGCACAAATCAAGTCTATCGAATATTGATCTGGGGTTGTACGACGATCGTAATTTCGGATGGATCAAGGGAAAGTTGGTGGTTTTGGACTTTGGTGATGAATCAATCAGAATGCAACCAACTGAAATTAATTGAAGTCTAGATCCTTAAATTTGTCGCTCATAGATCCATGCTCCGAGCCAAATTTAGCCCCATACTGATTCATATCATCTGAATCATCGGAATCGGCTTTTCCAGATCCGGAAAGGTCTATTCCGCTATCCACATCAAAGAATTTCATCTTGGCCCTATCAACGCCAATGATGAATTTTTTGTAATAGTTTACATCGTTGTACCGATTCTTTAGTTGCTTGATCATTATCTTGCCCTGCTCTTCCAATTCATCTACTGATATCATCGCGAAAAACAGGTCTACAGTCTGGGGTAGGCCGATTGATTCGGCAGTATTCGAGAGCGAGACATCAGATGCATCTAGCCCGTCTCTGTTGGTTTGCGTGGCAGACCATAGGACTACATTCTCTTCCTGCGCCAGAGCCCGGAGTTCTTCCGCGATGGATTTGACATAACTATAACTGTTTACAGCACCTGCATTTGTGCGGTATCTCGCAGAGGCGCAAATGTTTAGGTAATCTACTAGGATGACATCCGGGACAAAGTTCTTCTTCATCTTCAACTCCTGAATGAGTTGTCTAAAATGATTTACATTTGCAGATCCGGTCGGGTATTCTTTTACGATCAGTCTGCCCTTGACCCGCTTACCGATCGCATTCATTTTTGATGCATATGTCATTGCACTCATTTTTGCAATGTCTCCGATATCAACATCCATCAAGTTTGCATCAATTCTTTCAGAGATTCTTTCCTCTGCCATTTCCATGGTAATGTACAATACATTGAGGCCATCCTGCATGTAGTTTGCTGCGAAGTGGCACATCAACTGAGACTTGCCGCCACCCGTCTGAGCCAAGATGCAGTTAGATGTCTTTCTGGATACGCCGCCCTTAGTTATCTTGTTGAAAATTGACATGTCAAAGGCAATTTTCTGGGTCGTATCATGGTAAAAATTGAATCTCTTCTCGTAATCTTCGATGTAATCGTGGCCGACCGAGAGTTCAAAGGCAACGCCCAAGGCATCCTTGACCAGATCAGGAATGGCCTGTTGGGTATGATTCTTGTCAGTACCATCTAATATGTTTATGCTCTTAAGAATTGCTATGAACAAAGCCCGCTCTTGACACCACTTTTCTGTAGACTTTCTCAGCCACTTTAGATCGTATGTGGCGATGTTTTCAGAATAGACTTCTTCGATTAGTTTCTTGCAGTCTGAGTACTGCGCCTCATTCATGTTCTCATCTTTGGAAGTTTCCAAAGTGATATAGTCCCTTGGAGGACATGAGTTGTACTTCGTGAAGTACTCCATGAATGATTTGAAGATAATCTGCGATAGAGTGGTTTCAAAATATTCTTCTTTGATGAACGGTGCAACTTCTCTGGCAAAAGGTTCTTTGGACAATAAGCCTTTTAGCACAATTTTTTCTTCAATTTTTAGATTGCTAATTTCAGTCTCACTACTCATCTGCATGATACCTCATAATATATTGTTCAGAGCAATTAATCTTCTTCTTCTCTGTCCTGCTGCGTTATTATATCATAGTAGTTCTTTTTAGTCAAGAGGTAAGTCAATATTCTTCCACCAAAGTTGACAAAAGAATCGTCTACCATATGTCCGTTTGAAATAGCAGCGTACTCGTACTTAACGGATAGTTCACTTTGAATAGTTACCATACCGTACCTATAGATGAGTCCCTTATACTTTCCTCTGGTGATTTCGATCGGAACCGTAAGATAGTTTTTATTGAGATCATTTCTGACGATAAAACATCTCTTTAGTCTGTACTCCACCAACCAATTTTTAATTTTGATAATCATGTTAATACACCAGTCGTAGTTGTGTTGCTGACATGTCGATTCGTTTCGTTCCGGGAGAAACTCCCAGAGCATCCCTAAACTCTTCCCACAATTTCAGGTCTGACCTCAGTATTTCACGATCTCGCTGATTGGGCGGTTTAGTGTCGATGTCTAGTCCGCTACGGACCCATACCGTTCTTTCATAGATTCTTCTACCAACTTCTTCTAATTTTAGTAGGTCTACATTGTCTTGCATTTAATCATCTCCCATTTCTTCTTCTGACCCCATTGCGTCAAGATTAAGTTCTTGGTCCTTCAACATATCTAATGTTCCGATCTTATAGCGATCCGTAATGAATTGAGCAAAATCTGTTTTCTCGAACACAAGTTGCCAAAATTCTTTTACCACGGTATCCTTCTCCCGATGCTTTCCCTCTTCAAGAGTTTCGCCGGTCTTTGGATTGGCCCGTTGGTACCATCCGTTATTAGGCTTGACGACATACCCGCCCTCTAGTGCAATTTCCAACAAGCCGGAGAACTGTTCAATTCCACCCTTGAACTTGACCATAACCGGGAACTCTGATTTTTCACGAACAAATCTGGATTTCTCTACTCTAATCACGAACTCATTACCAACAAGTTCCTTTCCTTCCTTGCTCTGACGGCGACCAATGATGTACACATTATCGGAGGAATATGTAATGCCGGTTCCACCACTCACTATATCTTTTGCATACATTTCCATTGTCTTGTAGGTGTGATTAATGGAAAACATTGGAATGTCTTTCAGGGTCAGTTGCGGAGTAACGATTCTAAAGAATGACTTCATTTGCTTGGCCCGAGTCATGTCGGCGGCAGAGTTTTCGTTCAGTGCATCTTCAATTTCTTTCTTGGACGCAAGATTTCCAAGAGAGTCGATGGCGATAAAGACCTTATCTCCCCTGTTGATTCCTTCGAGTTGCTTGGCAATATCGAACTTTAATTGTTCTATGTTCGTAATTGGTGTGTAGACTACTCTATTCAAGTCGATTCCCATAGAAGAAAAGTAATCTGGCGGAGATCCGAACTCCGAGTCGTACCAGAGGATCACACCGTCTGGATTCTTGTCCTGAAACGCTTTGGCACACACAAGCACGAATAGCGTCTTGAAGTGCTTGGACGGCCCTGCAAAGACGGTAGAGCCCGCTCCAAATCCCCCGTCGATGGACCCAGAGAGGGCCACATTGAGGATAGGAATTTTCGTAGGTGTCAACTCTTTCTTCCCGAACACCTTTGAATCCATGATTAGCGCAGTGTCTTTGATCGTGCTATTTTTCTTCAATCTATCAGATAAACTCATATGTTCACACAGACCTCTCTTATTGGAAGAAATTTTCCAATGTTGTTTTGTTTTCCCATTCCCATCCGATACATTCTAAAATTGTTTGCAGTGGCGTAAGAAATGTTTTTGCATACTGCTTTCCATAATCGACATAGTTTTTGAGATTCATTTCTTCTGGTGGGTTCTTGATGAATGCTATAGTATTCTCTCCTATAGGATTCGGCATCGTCAAATACACAGTCTTAATTTTGTCACCCGACCGAATGCATTCATATTTTGACTCGAACTTATTTGATTTGATCCAATTATTGTAGAGGATAGACCCTCTAACATGGATTGGTGTACCCTTCGCGTATCCATTCTTTGTGATATGCTTCTCGATGTCCGACACCCCAGTAGTGTTTGCAATCTCACCTATGGGAAGATTCATGTATTCCTTCCTGAACGATTCGATGAATTCAATCACTTGTTTTTCATCTGTGGTCAGAATGAGACGAATGGCTTCCTCTAGTTTTTCCCGGCAGATGGCCGGAGTCGATGACCTCGCGGTTTCAAGTCCCATGATCTTCAGATGTGGATCCTTGAATCGAACGCCTTCCATGTCGTATACATTGAGAGCGTACCGCTTCTTCCTCGTCCAGAATCCCTTATCGGCTAAGGATTCTCTCTCCATTACGATATTATGCTTGAATGAATTAGTGTAATTGGAAAGTCTTAGATATTCCTTGTCTATTTCCTTGCTTATTTTCCTACATGCTTTGTCCATGAAATCTATGATTTGATTGACCGGAGCATCCTTCAGTCCAACTTTATTGACCAGTTTTTCCAGAGTAACATACGAAGAATCTGTATCCATGTACACGACAAAGGGTTCTTTTGAATCTTCTTCGCCGCATATCTTGGATAGGTATTCATTCAAAAAGACTTCAATCCACTTGATGGTCAACTGACCCGTCAGAGTAATAGCCTCAGCCTGTCGGATATCAAAGAATTTGAAGTACTGCTGTCCCAACGCACCATAGGCAGAGTTCAGAAGAACCTTATATGCCATCTGTTTTGTTGAATACTCAGATTCAATTCGCTTCTCACCCTTTAGGAGATTCACGAGATCCTCGTCACTCATATCAGAATAGTTGATTTTTTCACTCATGCCTTGACACCATTATAATGTCTCCAGACAATGAAAGCAAGTGCAATATGTCATTTTTCTTCAAAAAATACGCTTCCTTTGTAGTTAATCGGGATTCTTTATTGTCCAATTTAACTAATAACATTGAATTGTATTTTGATAAAATTTTACTGTAAAAGTTGTTTGTACTGATCGGTGGTGCATAGTCGATTTTTAAAACCTTTCCCATACCATAAAAATTAATTTTACCAGATGGGGAAACGCGGTCTACTACTCCGACCTCTTCGTCAATAGAAAATTTATTTTCTTTTACTTGCATGAAGTATTCGTATGCTGGGTGGTCTTTCATTGTGCAAAATGCCTTTTTAACATATCTTCCGTGCTGGTCTCAAACCCCTGAATTAGATGTAATGAAGTTCGTAAGAGTTCGATTAATTCATTTTGATTTGTAATTTCGGCTGCGTCTATTTTTTTATGATCTGTTTGTACAAGTATTTTTTCAACTCTGTCAACCCATTTTGAAACATTTGGTCTATTTTTCATAATTTACACCTCTCTCTTTTAGTTCTTCCTGAATGAGTTCGATATTCTTTTGCGTCTCGATCATCTTCTTCTTCATTGCCTTTCTCTTGTCGTAAAAATCTTCCATGAGAAAGGCTAGGAAGCCCTGTTCGTCGTTATCGAAGAAGTACCCGTTAGCGGCAAGACCCAGATTGAGAGTCTTGTACGCTTCGACTACATCATCCGGAACATTGCAGGTTAAGATATCATCTACGGTGACATTGAGGCGATCTCCGTCCATGTTACGCATGAGCGCATTTACAGCACCAAGCCAACGATTCAATTGTTCCGCATCTGCCTCGGCGACATCAAACTTAAACATTACTCAACCTTTCAAGTATTCTCTTTCTGAATCCCTCCAAATTTCCTCGGGTCACCAGTGTATCGGGGGAAATATTCTTTCCCGCAATGATATTTGGATAAAGAGAATTCACATCGAAAGATGCAACATAGTTGTACATGCCGGGCACCGGATCTTTTACATAGGCCCCGGCATATTGACTGTCTTTGGAAAAAGAACTTAGGTTGAGGGGAATGATAATTCCCCGCTCTCTTAGATGGTTGTAAATGATAGAATCCCATGTTCTCACTGGAGAGAAAACATCTTCATAATTGATGAGAGCGGTATAGGCAATTTGCGTCTGCAACTCCAGCAGACACAGTTTGGTTTCCATTTCATATACTAGATCAACATCTACAGCGTTGTACTCCATAAACAGTTGGAAGTTTTTCTTGTAGAATTCAGACATGCTATCGTACTTGGATTTCCAATCGACCTTCTTATGCCCTAATTCTGCTTCCGCGATGAAGTCCAGTTTGTACGATTCCCTCGGCTTCAAAACATATTTCTTGTACAACTGCATGAAGTCAAGAATCGCAATTCCGTGTATCTTATAAGTCTGTCGGGTGTTTCCATAATCATCAATCACATTTTTAGCATAGATGCTTCCCCACGGTGAAAGAGCCTTTGAGTAATCTTCTCCCAAAACTCTATTCACTCTATTGATGATGTAAGGAATGTCGTAACCCGATATGTTCCAACCGCTCACGATATCATAGTCCTCTTGTCTCCAAAGTTCTATGAATGTTTTGAGAAGTTCGGATTCTTCTGTAAACTCCATGCAGGTGTACGATCTATCCTCGGTATCTGGAATATGAAAATTTCCAAGCCCCAGAACATAGGTCTTACCGCTCTTAGATGATCTGGTGGTAATGGCATTGATTCTTTCCCGAGCGTCGGTAGCGTCTGGGAATGATCTTTCTGACTCACACTCAATGTCGATGTATGCTGAATTAAGACCGGAGAATTCGTACGAACAGCCACCGGATTCGAGATACTTGTCTGAGAGATATTGACTGACCCAATTATCCTGCCCGTGCAGAGTGTACCCATCGACATTATCCCATTTCTCAATGTAGTTTTTGCAGTCCCACATTGTGCCCGGCTTGACCGGATCGAGCGGGAATCCAGAGACACTTTTGAAATTTGTTTTCTTTTTGGTTTCGGTATAAAGAGTGGGATAGAATTCATCATTGATATGAATCCTATCCCCGGACTCGTCATAGCCACGGAATCCCATCTTGGACCCCGTTCTATTCACATTAGTATATCGCATAATCTCACAATTCTTTAGTTTAGCAGGTTGCTGACTTTGATCCAATAAATCTCCGTGGATGACTTCTCGTGACCCCTCGGGCCTCCGTTATGCATCCGTGCCAGACCCTCCAGAGAGTACCCCACGCGATGCCCGTAGCGGTCCCAGTACGCCAGCACGATCGACCGTGCGTAATCTGGGTTGAAAACATCGAGATAGACACCGCCAATGTTTGGCGACTGCTCGATGGCATCGAGCCAGTAAATTTCCCAGATCTGAAAAGATCCACGAGCATTGCCCGAATCCCCAATCGCATTTGCATCGCCATTAGATTCCACGAATTCGATCGCATCCAAAAGTCTAATGTGGTCCGCTGTCACCCAAGAGTACGGGCGGGCTTCCACGAAGTTCTGGACTGTAACATCATTTTTGCTCGGTAACATCGGTGATGTTACAGTGCGTTCCGGTGTTACAATCGAGTGCCGTGCCACCCTTGACGAAACCATATCAGCGGTGATAATGAATACCACTGCGAATACGATGAATATTTGAGCGTATGAAAGTTTCTTGAATGTTGCATAAATCATTGTATAATCCTTGTACTTGATGGACTGTTCTGCACGCTCAGTAATTATAGGCGATCACAACACGGAAGTCAAGTACCAATCTTCAATATAATTCTCTAGGTGCGCTCGAAGATCTACTACGGAGCGAGAATTGTCTACACCGATAAAATCTCTCTCACAGTAGATTCCAGTTTGATAACTTTTTAGATATTTCATTCCAAGGTATTCCGATGCATGATTGTACACTGGAAGATTTGTATTAATTCTATCTCCTGCGTATACGAAAAAATGTCTGCCAAATTTTCTTTTGACTAATTCTACTTCATTTTCAAAGCGAATATCATCAATAATAACTACATGATTCTCGTTATTTTCGGCGTTGCTGGCAAGTTTTAGATCATTCAAACTATTTTCCATAAGATTAACCCACCAATTTTCATCGGATTTACGGAGGACATCAGTCCCGATCCACTGGGCTAAAGTTCTGTACAGTTCGTAATGCTCATCTTTTGTGACTCCCATGACTTGCAGGCCAAATCGAAGGGGGTCGGCAAAAGATCTCATATCAACTTTCCACCCGACGGACTCAAATATTTCTTTGCAAATTTTTGCTGACTCTGTTTTTCCAGAGCGAGCGAGTCCAGAAAATCCTATAACTCGTAACATATTATACTCTCCCTGTTGAACCGAATCCACCGATTCGATCTGTTTTTTGGTCTGGTTTGGTACTTGAATCAATCATGATGCATCTATTTGCTAGAACAATTTCTCCCTGAGCAATTTTATCTCCGTTGTTAATTCTGTGGCGGCGCGTGGAATAATTTCTCACCATAACGAAGGTTTCATGCACATAATCTTCGTCAATAACGCCTTCACCGTTAGCAAGAGCAATTCCACTCTTCAATGCAAGTCCGGATCTAGAATGAATGCGGACACTGTATCCCGGTGTAATATCAAAAATTAAACCGGTCGGTATGAGAAGCCTTTCTCCGGGAAGTGCTTCAATATAATCATTTTGCCCGTCAATACGGGGTGATAAATGTGAATACGGCTTAAAGGCATCATCTGCATACGAATTTAAAGTATTATTATCCTTATCGTATATTACAATTTTACTTGTATTGGGAATATGCGCCCTGATGTCAAAACATGCAGACCGCTCGGTAGCATACGCTGGCATTATAACATCAGTGGATACTCTAAAAACCTTCAAATGCATCATAATATAAACTCACTTTCTTTTACTTTCCAATATTGTATTTGGGTACTAGCACCCAATCAGACTTTTCCTTGAACGGAATAATTTTAAGTCTTGACATGTCCAACTCATCTTCGGTTTGGTCCGGGTCTATGATTTCACACAGTCCCCATTCTTCCAAAAGGTTTGCTATTGTATTTCTTCTCAGCAAATCTTCCTCGGGAACATCCTGATGTATGCCGTCAAATATAAACATTTCTTTGAAATGTACTATTGCGTATTCACCTCTTTTGTGGAGAATATGGCAACTTTGATACAGTTTCTTTTCTTTTCTAGAAGATATACCCATGCGAGTCAGGGTTTCTTTTATCTTTAAAAAGTTTTCTTTGTTTAATATATCAATTCTAACACCGAGGCCACTAAAAATATCCATGTTGTACTTCCTTTTGTAGATCGAATTTACAAAAGTATGTAGGATGAATTTAATCTTTCATATCTTCATAGATTAGGGACAACTCTTTGATCTGCGCCTCAGTCATACATCCAAGATATTCTGCGGCTCTTCTGCTATTAACTTTATAGAGTTTGACTATCATCTCTATATTCTTTTGCTTCGGTGCCTTATGCCACTTTGTAAATCTTTTCCTCTTTTTTGCAGATTCGAGCCAGAACAGATAGTGTATCTCTTTTGGGATGGAGTGACCAAACTTAGTTATCTGCCCGGCAAGACCCAGAGTGTCTGGAAAATATGACATGGTTCTATTAATTAGAAATGCAGAATAATTTTCCAGTTCAGTGCCGTCAACAACAAGATTATTCTTATCGAAGTTTATGGATTTTAAAAAATCTCCAAATGTAGGTGATGTGGATTTAATCGTAGTCATAGTCATCACCGTCCCACATGTTTGGTCCACTCATTCTGTGATTTACTCTCAATTGTTGGATTAATGGAACTGGAATATGAATCCATTTTTTATCTTTTACGGAGAAGAATGGAGACATGTACATCGAATCGAATGCCGTAGTACCCAACCAGTACGACTTCGGCTTTATTTCCAAGTGTTCCGCAGATATTGTACTTTCGGGAGAAACTTTGACGATCTCAGGTCCGCCGTAGAGGGATTCGTATTGGAGTATGAATTCCGTTGAATCTTGCCCAATTTCTGTATCATCATTTAGAATGTCTTGAAGGGCCTTTTCGCACATGAGTTCGCACACTCCAAACTTTTCGATAAAGTCTCCGGTGACCTTATGTGCTATCTGATTGATCAGGTAGTTCATACGAAACAGTAGGAACTCGTGCTTCATGATCATTCCTATTTTACAAAATTCGGAATACGAGTACTTTCGCATGAGTTTATCCCAATGTAAACACCACGCACTTTTGAAATTTGGATTATTGCTTTTGAACACACCATTGACAACTGAAGTCATATCATACGAGTCAGATGTAATGTAATTGAGAGACAGTCCACTTGATATCATTTGGCTTGCCCCAAATACTATCTGGCCTACTTCATTTTTAAAGTCTGCAATCTCGTACTGATCCGCTACATCTTTCATTATTTCCATGAACTCAATAGCGGTCGTATTCTTAGATACTTTGAACTTTCGGTCTTGATCTTCATTCATGTTAGTGTAACCTCCACCATTAGCATCGTCAGGCACGCCATCATATTTATCTCCGGGTCAATCGTAAAAGCAGACTGATACGAATACTCCTGTATCGTTCCGATAGCCACTGCCAGAGACTTAGAATCAATTATGGGTGTACCCTCGTCATTCATACGCCAGATGTACTTGTACAGGTCGGAATAAAATCTCTGTACATCTCCGTCAGAATTATCCGCAACCCACTCGCGGAGTGCGATAAACTTCTTGGACCTCAAAATCTCAAAGAGTTTGGACATCTCATTATTGGAAGATGACGACACGATCGAGTTATCCAGTGAACCATTCTTTGAATGGTGCTGCAACTTACCCAAAATCATTCTAAAGTCTGGGAAATAGGTCTTAACTGCTTGGGCTAGAGTATTGGAATCAAACTGAATTCCCTCTCTTTTGAGGATACTCTTGCATAGTTCAAACATTTCACCCGCAAGACCTACTCGCTCAGTCTTTGGAATCTTGAAATCTATTACCGGGCATCTGGAATGAAGTGCTGGAATAATCTTGTTCTTGTAATTGCAAGTCATAATGAATCGGCAATTACTACTAAATTCCTCAATGAACCCTCTAAGTGCGGGCTGTGTCGATGTCGGGTTGAGATGATCGGCCTCGTCCAGAATAACAACCTTCAAGCCCCCCGTGAGGGACAGGGTAGACGCAAACCCGCGAATCTTTGTCCGGAGTACATCAATACCATTCTCATCCGATCCATTGATGAAAAGGTAATCGAGCCCGAGTTCTTCACACATAGCCCTAGCAGCGGTGGTCTTTCCGCATCCGGGACCACCACTCAAAATCATATTCGGAAAGTTATCCCTTCCTTCCACCGCAATAGATTTTAGAACCTTCTTAATATCCCTCGGGAGAACACAATCATCAATTGTCTTTGGTCGATATTTTTCCACAAACAGTACATTATGAATATCATCCATCGTAATAAGTCTCTTCCTTTAAGAATTTTTTGTCTCTACGGCGATCCAGTAATTCAGATTCATATTGGTATGCGTAAACCTTGAAATGATCTTCTGTGCGATAGAAACATTGTAGTCTCCTGCAAAAGATGGCAGATTTGAGATCTTAAAGATGTACTCATATTCATCTGATTCATCTGATGCATCTACCTCACCGATCAAAAACTCGTAGAAGTCACTAACCCCTGATCTCGATCCGCCATTCATATCCTCTGGTGCAAAGATCTTTGCAACGAGTTCGGTGCCTCGGTTGCGAAGAGATAGGGAGTCAACCTTTAAGGCGTTCGCAGCACTCAGTATAGCGTCTTTGGTTTCGCCTGTCAATACAAATTCCAGTCTGGCGGCGAACGACCCCATACCCTTGCTAGGAACCTTCAGTAAGGTCCGTGGTGACATCCTGTACCGTAGCATACCGCCAGACTCGCCACGAATGGTGATGTTGCTGTCCATCGGGTCTGTCGGGAATGTGATTTCAGGATTCTCCAGAAGTTTTACCGCGTTCAAGAATCTCGGCAAATCAAAGATCGCAAGGTTGCCGTCGAATTGCTCGTCTGATTCGTACTGAGCAAAAATCGTCTTATCTTCCTTCATGGTCCGGATGATGTTTCCGGGCTCGATGAAAATATTCGGATTAATGTCTGCGAACTTTCTCAAGATTTGAACGGTAGTCGTGGTCAATTTCATAATAAATAAATCTCCTGTAAAATTTTTAACCTATCATCGAACCATTCGAGAATAGTCTAACATTCTTTGCTGCTGGTGTATTCACGAATTCTAGCGCGTGAACATGCACGCCCCATTTTTCAACCTTCTCATTAACTACATTCCGAATTTCTTCCTTTATAGATGCAATTCCGGCCATAAATTCTTTTCTATCATATCGAGCCATAACTTCTGTAATTGATCCCTGACATAGATTTTCTAAAGAGAAAACAAAGTCATTGACATTCACATGAATTTTTTCTACATCTATCACCTTATAGGCCACGGTCAAGGAAACCGTCAGTTCTTTTGTATCTCTAAGAGTTACGGTCTGATAATTAGTTTCCATTACCATTTCGGCTGTCGGCCACACTTTAATACTTTCTATCCAGTTCCAAAAGAAATGAATTCCTGTTCGTTGACCTCTTATCAACCTAGGGTAGTATACACCGCATCTTGCTCTTGTCAATAGCGGATACCAAAATCTCATGCCACTATCTGAAAAACATCTGTATACCGGTGATCCGGCTCTAAACTTCACGCCCTGTTCATAACAATGGATAGTCAAAAATTGAAATGGTAGTAGTTTTACAAAATTAGTAACCACTGTAGTGAGAACAGCCGTTGGGTCCATTTTTAGTAGCCTCCCTCCGCGATAGCGGATGCGATCTGGTAGATAAACAATCCATCTGAATTATTCTTTTTATGAATAAGTTTACGAATCTTGTTAAGGTTCTTAGCATTCTTTTCGCCATCCATCTTTTGGATTACATCATCAATATCTATTTTTGCTTCAACAGCATACTGATATCCAGCGTCAAATCCAATAACATTATCATACTTGGTTACATTACCATTCCTTCGAGACTTAACTTTTCCGTCCTCTCCAACTTCTTTCATGATGGGACTTCCATCAATACTGTTGTGCGTCTGAATTCTTCCTGTGAATTCAACATATGACATTCCTCCGCTTGAAATCTTCTTCATCGCGTGAGCAACAATACCAACGGAACTCATAGACTCTCTCCGAGTCAAATACTTTCTAAGGCTAAGAGTATTGGAACTGATCACCAGACCGCTGAAATTGGTGTTGAGGAAGGCTGTAGGCTTAGCGAACAGATTGTACATAGATCGGTTATCCGCTCCATCTGTCATTACAATAGTATGTAGATATTGAACGGAGTTTTTCTTCTTGAAATCTTCCATGAATTTCATAGAATTTAACATCAAACTTGATAGGGGAGTAGACCCCACAAGTTGAAGTTTTGCGGTTACTAGTAGATCAATTACTCGCTGCCGCTTCTTGGGGGACATATCCGAAGAAAGAATTCTGATCTGTGACTTTAGGCGAGGCAAAAGGACCGTCGTATCATTATTCTCGCTATTTACCTGAACCAAAACCCCATCGACGACCTTGCTGTCGCTTGACTGCCAACCATCATAGGTTCCATTTGAAAATGTATGAATTTCATAAGGAATTCCAACTCTATCACAGAAATATGAAAAATTAATGATTTGAGTTACGAGCGAGAAGAAAAAGTTTCCCTGCATGGACTGGCTAAAATCCACAAGAACCACGACACCGTGAGATTTACCCGACGGGGTAGTTTCCTTATTCAGAAATATGTTTTCGCTAGTCCGGTATTCATGCAACCTAGCCATGTTGATAACTCCCGTTCGGTGTACGCGAGTTCTCGTAATTTGATCTGCTTTCATTTTAGCAAGGAAAATATTAGATGCATTCGACGCAAACTTCCTGCATTCTGCGAGCCGATTCAACTCGACCTCTCCGAGTGTAATTTGATTACGCTTAGCCCAGTTCGGGACAATGTTAGAATCTTCAAATTCTAAGATAGGAATTCCATAATCCCTAGATTCGATTCGGATCGTTTCCGGAGGATTTAAATCGGAATCATCAGATCCGACGAAATTCAGAATACCCCTTGCGAAAGCGTCGATGCTTTTAATGCTACTCCAGTCGGGACTTCTTTCCCCGTAGATAGGTTCTTCATTGGCATTATATTCATATTGATCATCATCGTCATAATCGTCATAATC